TCATGTTTAATAAGGGGATTATTAAAGTTCTACAAATAGTGGATCAGAAAAATATTACGGAGGAATTAGTATCAGAAAAATTTGGGATCGTATCGACTGGACGAGCAGGGAGCTTTTCTGCCCAAAAAATGCCTAGTGATGCTGATAAAGCAGCAGCAACTGCTGCTGAAAGGCAAGCGAAGCAGAAGCAAAGGGCAGCTGGCCGAGATAAACTGATGGGACGAGCAAAGGCTGCACTAGATGTAGTCAGAACTGTCAATCAAAATGTCTCTAGAGTCTACGAACCGAAAGAGTCGTTTACTTTTAAAAAATTTAGATGGATAACAAGGAAAGAAGACATGACGAATTAAAACGTCAGTCTGAAATCAACCGTTTATCTGATTTAACTAGACAACATGATGCTAAATACTTGACCAATCCAGCAAAATATAAGTGATCTATACTGCCAACCCAAAGGTTTCTTTTATAATAGACCCTTTGGGTTCTGGCAAACTAATCAAATTCGTTCATCCTATTGACTTAAGGAGTGCGAGTCAGAAACTAGAATCGTTACAGAGAAAAGTTAATGCCTCAAAATGACATTTACCTTGGTAACCCGAACCTAAAGAAAGCAAATACACAGGTTGAGTTTACTAAAGAACATATAGAAGAGTATTTGAAGTGTAAGGATGATCCTGTATACTTCACCCAGAACCATATTAAGATCGTTTCTCTTGATGAAGGTTTGGTTCCATTTAAAATGTGGGACTTTCAGGAGAAATTAATTAGAAACTTCCACGGAAATAGATTTAATATCTGTAAGATGCCTCGTCAGACTGGTAAGTCTACAACTGTGGTATCTTATCTTCTACACTATGCTATCTTTAATGATAACGTAAACATTGCTATACTAGCAAACAAGGCACAAACTGCTAGAGACCTATTGGGCAGACTACAACTTGCCTATGAAAACCTACCCAAGTGGATGCAACAAGGAATTATTGCATGGAACAAGGGTTCTATGGAATTAGAAAATGGATCCAAAATTATCGCTGCATCTACTTCTGCATCTGCTGTCAGGGGTGGATCTTACAATATTATCTTCCTCGATGAGTTTGCGTTCGTTGCAAACCACCTCGCAGATGACTTTTTTGCGTCTGTTTATCCTACTATATCTTCAGGTCAGAAGACCAAGGTAATTATAGTATCTACTCCACATGGTATGAATCACTTCTACCGTATGTGGCATGATGCTGAACGTGGTAAAAATGAATATTGCCCTACAGAAGTTCACTGGTCTGAAGTACCAGGTAGGGATGCTAAGTGGAAAGAACAAACTATATCAAACACATCTAAGTCACAGTTCCAAGTTGAGTTTGAATGTGAGTTCTTAGGATCTGTTGATACATTGATAGCACCATCAAAGTTAAAGACGTTAGTATACGAAGATCCAATAATGCAGAATGGTAGTCTGTATGTATATGAACATTGTAGACCCAATCATGATTATATTGTAACAGTTGACGTTGCACGTGGTGTATCAAAAGATTACAGTGCCTTTATAGTTTTTGATATTACAGAATTTCCTTATAAAGCAGTAGCACGATATCGTAATAACAGTATCAAACCTATGCTGTTTCCATCCATCATACATGAAGTAGCATGTGGATATAATATGGCATGGATACTATGTGAGGTAAATGATATAGGAGATCAGGTTGCGTCAATCTTAAACTTTGATCTTGAATATGAGAATGTTTTAATGTGTGCTATGCGTGGTAGAGCAGGTCAGGTAGTTGGTCAAGGGTTCTCTGGTAACAAGACTCAGTTAGGAGTTAAGATGTCAGTGACAACAAAGAAAGTCGGGTGTTCTAACCTTAAAACTTTGATAGAAGAAGACAAACTTATGCTGTGTGATTATGATATGATAAGTGAACTTACTACGTTTATACAGAAGAAACAATCCTTTGAAGCAGAGGAAGGATGTAACGATGACCTTGCTATGTGTATGGTTATTTTCTCTTGGTTAGTTGCTCAAGATTACTTCAAAGAGATGACTGATCAGGATGTAAGAAGACGCATTTATGATGAGCAAAAGAATCAAATAGAGCAAGATATGGCTCCTTTTGGGTTCGTTACTGACGGTCTAGAAGAGGAAATAACCATTGATAGCAACGGTGATCAGTGGCATCTAGACGAATATGGAGATATGTCATACATGTGGGACTACAAGTAATAACGCATTTTTACTAAATAATTTATAGTCAAAATAGGGTTACCGCAGGGAGTTAGAATGGCACTTCAGTTAGCATCCCCAGGAATTAATGTACGTGAGGTTGATCTAACACGTGGTGGCGTTAATGCATCATTAAACGTTGCTGCTGGTCTAGCAGGTCCTTTCCAAAAAGGTCCTGTTAATGAGATCATTAGAATCACGAACGAGAACGAACTCGTAGAAACCTTTGGTGGTCCTGGTGCAGGGATCACTGATTTCCATTATGAAACCTGGTATGCTGCATCAAATTACCTATCATATGGTGGACAACTAGAGGTTGTCCGTGCTGGTGGTGGAGAACTAAACAATGCAAATGCTGCACCTTCGGGTACACCATCTGCATCGTTGGTCATCGAAAATTACGATGATTACAGTAACAACCATAGCACATCTGCTGATTGGTATTTCGCAGCAAAAAACCCAGGTCACTGGGGAGAAAACATTAAGGTTGCAGTCATAGACGCTGCTGCCGATCAAATAATTAACGGAGTATCCGTTAACCAAGTATCCACATACGGTGGTTCAGTAAGCAGTGGGTTTACCTATAACGTAGGTTATGGTGTTACTCAGAAGTTAACTGGAACCAATATCGGTGTTGGAACAGTTACCTCACCTGGTGACAACGATTACATCAAAGGAATCGTCACTGAGGTTGGTACAAACAGTATTTCAGTCAAGGTAGTCTCGGTTGTACAAGATGGTACAGAGACTGCTATTAGATACCAAGAAAATTCACAGTACTCATTCAATACCTCCAACCCTATTGGTATTGCATCTGCTGCTGTGGGTGATGATAAGAAAGTACATGGTACTTCTTTATCAGTTTCTGATTGGTACAATAATCAAGACATTCTTACTTCTGCTGCTGATGGTGGATCAGATCTACTTACACTTAAGTGGAGATCTGTACTACCTAAACCAAGAGTAAATGGATACTCTGCTGACAGAGGTGGAGACAATGACTCCCTTAACGTAGTTGTTATTGATGTTGACGGTAATGTCAACGGTACACCTGCTACTATCCTAGAGAAGTTCCCGAACTTATCTAAGGCAAGTGATTCAGAGGTGTCACCACAGAAGTCAATATACTATAAACAGTTCTTGGCAGATAACTCAGCATATGTTTATGCTGGTACATCACCTGCGGTAACTGATTCCCATTATGGAACATCACCTATACCTAACGGGTTCTCCTCTGGAGTTACACCACTAGGATCTGGTCTTGGTTCATGGGGTCAAGCAGCAAAGGATATTAATTTCAATTCATTAGGTAACGTCAAGTATGATCTTGGCGGTGGTAAGGATTATCAAGGCATAGGAAACTTCAATGCTCCATTAGGAGACATTCTTACTGCTTACGATAAATTATCTGATCCAGTTAACTCTGATATTAGATTCCTGTTACAGGGTGGAGCACATAAGACTAAGGAAGAAGAGCAAGCAAAAGCACAGAAACTTATATCTATCTGTGAATTCCGTAAAGATTGTATAACATTCATATCACCTGATAGGGGATCTGTTGTTAACATCACAAGTGAATCACAACAGACAGAGAATGTACTTTCATTCTTCAGTCCACTAAGTTCATCTTCTTATGCAGTCTTCGATAGTGGTTATCAATACACTTACGATAGATTCAATAAGAAGTTCTGTTACCTACCAATATCAAACGATATCGGTGGACTCTGCGTTAGAACAGATAGAAACCAGTTCCCATGGTTCTCACCTGCTGGAACATCTAGAGGTTCATTAAACTTCGCAGTTAAACTAGCATACAATCCTGGTCAGGATGCAAGAGATAGGTTGTATTCAAATAGAATCAACCCAGTTATTGCAAGTCCTGGTGCAGGTATTATTCTATTCGGTGACAAGACTGGTCTTGCATTTGAATCTGCATTTGACAGAATCAACGTAAGAAGGTTGTTCATTACTATAGAAAAAGCAATTGAAAATGCTGCTAAAGCACAACTCTTTGAACTCAACGATCCTGGTACAAGATCTAACTTCTTGAACATCGTTGAACCATACCTCAGAGATGTACAAGCTAAGCGAGGCATCAATGAGTTCCTTGTTGTTTGTGACGAATCAAACAACACACCAGACGTTATTGATCGCAACGAATTTGTTGCTGACATTTTCGTCAAACCAGCAAGATCAATCAACTTCATTGGTCTAACATTCGTTGCTACGAGAACTGGCATCAGTTTCTCTGAAGTAGTCGGCACTGTGTAATAGGAGGAACTACTAATGCCACTAGATCAAAACTCATTTCAAATAGGTAACAACAAGAGAACCATTAATTCTTTCAAGGATAGGTTACAGTTTGGCGGTGCTAGACCTAACCTCTTTGAAGTTAAAATGGTATTCCCTAATGTCGATATCTTTGACGGTAGGGAAGAAGAGTACAGAATGATGATTAAAGGTGCTCAGTTACCAGCATCTAACATCGCTGAAGTTGTAGTACCTTTCAGAGGAAGACAACTCAAGGTTGCTGGTGATCGTAGATTCGATCCTTGGACAATTACAGTACTTAATGACGCTGACTTCAAACTAAGAGAAGCATTTGAGCGTTGGGCTAACTACATCATCAAGGTATCTGACGGATCTGGTACAATCAATCCATCTGACTACTTTGCTGAGTGGGAAGTATACCAGTTAGGTCGTGCAAACACAGACCTTAATGTGACTGGAGACAAGAACCCTGCTAATCTTCCTATCCTTCGTGGATATAAGATGTGGGGATGCTGGCCTTCTATCGTTTCTGCTATGGAGTTATCATATGATACTCAGGATACTATAGAAGAGTTCCAAGTCACTATGCAAGTCCAGTACTGGGAAGCATATGACAAGGATAACAGCGATTCTGTGGTATAATAAATATCACAAAGGGTAATATGAATGGCTAAACTTTTTGGTTTTTCAATTGATGATGAAGAAAAGAAGTCGAAATCGGTAGTCAGTCCTGTTCCTCCTAATCAAGAGGACGGTGCTGACTATTATTTGACTTCTGGTTTTTATGGCCAGTACGTAGACATCGAAGGTGTCTTCCGTACAGAGTTTGATATTATCAAGAAGTATAGAAATATGGCATTACACCCTGAGTGTGATACTGCCATTGAGCATGTTGTTAATGAAGCTATTGTATCAGATCTGAATGATAGTCCTGTAGAAATAGATTTAGATAATTTAAAAACAGGTACGAGTCTAAAGAAAGTTATAAGGGAAGAGTTTAAATACATCAAAGACCTCCTACACTTTGATAAAAAATCCCATGAGATCTTTAGAAACTGGTATGTAGATGGTAGACTTTACTACCATAAAGTAATTGACTTAGAAAAACCTGATGAAGGTTTGAAAGAAGTAAGACATATTGATGCATTAAAACTTAAGTTAATGAGGATCAAGCCTAAACCCACACGTGGGCAACCTATGGCTCCTCTTGAAGACCAGATAATGAAGGTTGGTAAGGACGCTGAGATATCAGAATTCTACACATACTACCCACAAGGCACTGCTCAAAAGTATGGATCTATAGCAGGTAAGGGTATTAAGATTGCAAAGGATTCTATATGTCATATATCATCTGGTCTAGTTGATCGTAACAGACACATTGGTCTCTCTTATCTCCATAAGGCAATCAAAGGTCTAAACCAGTTGAGAATGATTGAAGACTCATTGGTTATCTACAGACTATCAAGAGCACCCGAAAGAAGAATATTCTATATTGATGTTGGTAATTTACCTAAGATTAAAGCAGAGCAATACCTAAGAGATGTGATGTCTCGCTATAGAAACAAGTTGGTATACGATGCTAACACTGGTGAGATCAAGGATGATAAGAAGTATATGGCAATGCTAGAGGACTTCTGGTTACCACGTAGAGAAGGAGGAAGGGGAACAGAGATATCTACTTTACCTGGTGGTCAGAACTTAGGAGAACTAGCAGATATAGAATACTTCCAGAAGAAACTATATCGTGCATTGAACGTACCAGATAGTAGAGTTGCAGATGATCAAGGATTTAATCTAGGTAGATCATCAGAAATCTTAAGAGACGAGTTGATGTTCTCTAAGTTTGTTGGCAGACTACGTAAACGATTTAGTGCATTATTCTTAGATCTACTTAAGACTCAGTTGATCCTCAAGAACATCGTTACCCCAGAAGACTGGGAAGAGATGGCAGAGCATATACAATTCGATTACTTATATGATAATCACTTTGCAGAACTAAAAGAAACGGAGTTGATGAATGAAAGACTCAATGTTATGGTACAAATAGAACCTTATATCGGAACCTACTATTCAAGAGACTATGTTAAACGCAAGATTCTCCGTCAAACGGATGAAGAGATCCTTGAGATGGAATCTGAGATGGATAAAGAAAACGAGGCGGGCGTTGGTGTACCGTTGGAAACTCAGAATATGATTCTACAGGGTCAAATGGAAACAGACCCAGGAATGGCTCCTAATTTACCACAGTCAAAGACTACAGCAATGGGACAAACTCCTAAGAATCCAGAGGTAAGTAAGGCTAAGACAGGGTTAGATATTAAAAAAGCAAAGATATAAGCTAAATATATAATATACACTTCAATAGTATATTATGGAATCTGCCGACATAGTAGATATGATTGCGACTGGTACTCCTTCATCGGAGGTATCAGATGCAATTAAGGATCTACTGTATGTAAAAAGCAGTGCGAAGGTTGATGCTATGAAACCTTCTGCTGCTCAATCGCTGTTTGATGCCGAACCTGAAGTTGAAGAAGAACCAACGGAAACAGAAGAATGAGTGCATCTCAGCCATTAAAATTAGTATCTGATGTTGGGTCAGTATCTTCTGCAAATGCTACATCTGCTGTATCATCTGCTCAGATAGTTAGATCTGGTGTCGTACATGTAACTGCTAGTTCTGATAAGGCTGGTGGTTCTATCGCAGCATGTAATACTTCCACCCAAACTGGTGTAGGTAGCATGTTTGTAGATAAGGGTAGTAACATTCTTTATCGTTATGCTCATCCAGCTAACGCTAATGTTACTAACATCACTGCTGCTAATCCAGCAGTTATAACTCTTGACCATCCAGACACAAAACTAAGCGTAGGTGATTATGTCACCTTAGTTGGTTCTACTGTTAGTGGATACAATACTCAAATAGCACACGTAGAGGTTACTGCTAAGTCACAACCTCAACAGTTTAACGAGTATATAC